GTGGAGAAACTGAAGAAATGAGTTTCTTATGTACATCAACATCTTTACCAGGAATGACGATCGGTGAAGTTGCTATTCCATTTAGAGGTAGGGAGTTATATGTTGCAGGTGATAGAACATTTGCTACATGGTCAACTACTATCTTAAATGATACTGACTTCAAAATCAGAAACGCATACGAAAGATGGTTGAATGGTATTAACAATATGTCTGATAACGAAGGACTTGTTAATCCTGCTGACTATCAAGTTGACGCTTTTGTTGACCAATTAGACCGAAACGGTAACGTGATTAAATCATACACATTTAGAGGAATGTTCCCAACAACTTTGGATGACATTGCTTTAGATTATGGTACTAATAACGCAGTAGAATCTTTTTCTGCTACGCATAGATACCAATACTTTGAAACAAATACAACTACTTAATAGACGACTAAATAATTAAGTAGAATTGAGGATATAATATGGCAGAACTATTTGGGTTTAAGATAGAGCGTTTAGGCGCTAAGTCAACCGATCCAAGACAAAACATAGTACCTCCACAAGCAGAGGACGGCACACAAACCGTCCCTGCTGGTGGGTTCTTTGCGTCTTATGGTGGGTTTGATGTTAGTGCTAGAAACGAACTAGACTTAATAAGAAGATACAGAGAGGTAGCACTACATCCCGAGTGTGACCTTGCAATAGAGGATATTGTTTCAGAAGCAATAGTTTCTAATGAAAATCAACAATCAGTACAATTAGATTTAAGTAAAGTAAATTATAGTGATTCAATCAAAAAGAAAATGAGAGAATCATTTGCAGAGGTACTTAAATTATTAAGTTTTGATATAAAAGGACATGACATCTTTAGAAGATGGTATGTTGATGGTAGAGTTTATTATCATAAAATAATAGATAAAGATTCACCAAGATTAGGGATAACAGAATTAAGATACATTGATCCTAGAAAGATTAAAAAGATAAGAGAAGTAAGAAAACAAAGAGTAGATGGCGTACCAGGTTCTTTTTCTTTTTCTGATAAATTTCAGGAATACTTTATGTATAATGAAAAGGGAATACATCCTACAGCAGCTTCAAACGTAGGTGGATTAAAGATTGCTACAGACGCAATCGCATATTGCCCTTCTGGTCTTATTGACCAAACACATAATTTAGTTTTATCTTATTTACATAAGGCAATTAAACCTGTCAATCAATTAAGAATGATTGAAGACGCTGTTGTAATATACAGAATTGCTAGGGCACCTGAAAGAAGAATATTCTATATTGATGTAGGTAATTTACCTAAAATCAAAGCTGAACAATATTTAAGAGATGTTATGGCTAGATATAGAAACAAACTTGTATATGACGCAAGTACAGGTGAAATAAGAGATGACAGAAACTATATGAGTATGTTAGAAGACTTTTGGTTACCTCGTAGAGAAGGTGGTAGAGGAACTGAAATTACAACTTTACCTGGTGGTCAAAACCTAGGTGAGATACAAGATATAGAATACTTCCAAAGAAAACTATATCGTTCTTTAAACGTACCAATTAGTAGATTAGAAAGTGGATCAGGATTTAACCTTGGTCGTGCAGCTGAAATTAGTAGAGATGAAGTTAAGTTTACTAAATTTGTAGGCAGATTAAGAAAAAAATTCTGTATGTTATTCCATGATCTATTAAAAACACAACTTGTTTTAAAAGGTGTTATTGCTCCTGAAGAATGGGACAATATACAAAATGATATTACATACACTTACTTACAAGATGGATATTTTGCTGAACTAAAACATAGTGAGATGATGAGAGAAAGAGTTAATCTTGCTAGAGATTTAGAACAATATGTTGGTAAGTATTATAGTCATCAATATGTAAGATCAAAAATATTAAAACAAAATGAGTTAGAACAAAAACAAATTGATAGTGAAATACAGGCTGAACAACCAAAAGAAGAGCCTGAAGAACAACCTAAAGATAATGAAACGGAGATAAAAGATGAGTAAAGAAAGTTTAAAAAATTTCGTTGATAACTTGGATAAAGGCGACAATGCTGAAGCACAAAAAAACTTTAATGACGCAATGGCAGACAAAGTTAGTGCTACTTTAGATGACGCTAAAACTGATGTGGCAAAATCTATGTTTACAGGAGTTAAAGGTGTAGAAGCACCTGAGGCAGATGTATTTTCTGGTGAGAACATAGAACAACCTGCAGAGGAAACACCAAGTGAACAAGACGCTGAGTAAATTCAAAGAAGAAATAATTACTGACAGCAACGACTACAAGCGAACTAGGCAGTATAATAAATTATCGCCTAAAATGAAAAAAGCTGTAGATATGGTTTTTAGAGCTGCTGATAAATCAGCAGATGTAATCGCTGACTTTGAAAAAAATGTCAAAGCGGCCTCTAAAATGTATAATGTAAATGTGAAAGATTTAATGAATTATTTTGATAAAGAAACATTAACAATTTTAAGAAGATAAAGGGGAGGGAATAGCATATGGCAATAACAAGTAGAACTCTATCTGACACAAAAGGGTTTGCAAAAGTATTGGTGGAATTTACAAATGACAGCGCTACCACAACCGTAGTTGACGCTTCTGGATTAGACGCTCATCAAAACAATGGGCAGTTAAAAATTAGAGGATTAAAATTCGGTTTAACAGGTTACGCAACATTAAAGTTTATTAAGAATGGTGCTTCATCTGAAAATGCAATCACTATATCAGGTAGTGATGTTTATAATGCAGGTACAATTGTAAACACAGCAGGTGCAGCTAATCACGCAACAGATGGTGATATTTCAATCACAACTGTAAGTG